ATATACAGGAAGATCTTGGAACAAAGCTTCAGCCCGCTGTAAAGAATTTCTACAGCATTATACAGCAGGTGTTAACCGGTATAAGCAATGCATGGAATATGGCAGGCAGAGCAATTCGTTCGCTTAGCGAAGAAGGACGTAAACAAAATGAACTGTTAGACAAGCAAGCCGCTAATGAAAATATCAGGAAGAATGCTGCAAAGATTGTTGGTGAAATTTCAGGACTATCTGTAGACGAACAGATAAATGAGCAGAATAGACTCATTGCAACTTTAAACCAACAAGCATCTGCATACAAACAACTGAAAAAGGAAGGCAAGGATGTTACGGTTATGTACAATAACATGTACTCCACACAGGCTAAATTAGATGCTCTTACTAATCAAATAAATGTTGCCAATGACAAGCGTAAGCTTGGCTTAGGAGACAATACACCCGATAAGCCAAGCAAAGCACCAAAAGCCGCAAAAGAGGTAAAATCAACCCTTGATGAATACAACGCCTTTGCTAAGAAACTCAATGAGAGTATAAACGATCTACTTACTCCTGAAGCATCAAAAAAATTCATCGCTCTTCTCAGGCAAACAGAAGAAGATCTTGAGAGGCTAAAGAAGTTAGCTGCCACTGATCAGCAGTACAACGAGGGCAAGCTCTTAATTCTTAAAAAGCAGGAGGAAGCCATTAAGGCACTGATACTTGCTGAGGAAAAATTATATACCGCTCCTTTAAACGACAGCACCGGCGGTGCCTTGCCGAGAGGTTTCGAAGCATCAGCGCCGCTTGAAAAGAAAGTACGTGTAGAGATACTTCCAGAGATAGCCCCGGAAGATGAAGCTGTTGTAGGAGCTGCACTTGGTAAAGCCCTAAACCGTTTGATCAACGATCAGAAATCAGGTTTCAAGTTAGATGTTTTAAATGCAGGCAACCCGGGCGAACGGCAACGAGCTTTGCTTGCAGAACTGGAGTATGAGCATTTTTTAGAACTGCAGAATAAAGACCTTACCGATAACGATAAGCTTGTAAAAGAAGCTGAGTACCAGGAAGCCCGCAAGCAGATAAATTTTGCTGCACAAAAAGAGATCGTTGAATATTTTCAGATGGGCTTGCAGCTGGCAGGCGAAGCGATAAACATTATATCATCGTTCCAGGATGTAAAGAGCAACAGGGAAAACGCAGCATTGCAACGTGAGTTAAAGCAAAACGAGGTTCGCAAAAACTCCATCCGCGATCTGGAGAATAGTAAAGTAATCAATGCATCAGAAGCCCGGAGGCGCATCAATGCAATAGAGCGCGAAGAGGATAAGAAAAAGGAAGAGCTCGAAAAGAAGCAGTTTGAGCGTAACAAGAAAGTGCAGATTGCCCAGGCTTTAATAAATGGTGCGCTTGCTGCAACCAACATCTGGGCTACTGTACCAAAGGCAGATTTCGGCGTAACCACTTTTATCTTGTTAGGTCTTAGTGCCCTTGCAACCTTGGCATCGGTAGCAACTATTGCGAGTAAAAAATATGGCAAAGGTGGTAAGCTTACAGGCCCGAGCCACAGCAATGGCGGCATGCCGGTGATCAACCCGGTAACGGGGCAAAAAGAAGCTGAGGTAGAAGGTGGCGAATACATTTTAAGCAAGGCTACCGTTAACAATAACAGGCGCATTGCAGATATGTTGCTCGATACATCTTTAAACAGGAACGGTGCCCGTATACAGCACTTTTGGGAAAACCGACCATACAGAACCATCAATTATGGTGGTGTAAAAGAAAGCATGCAAAAGGTAAAGTATGCAACAGGGGGCATTTATTTGGGGAACAATCCTGAGAACTCTTCAGCGCCGCAAATGTCTACAGATCCTGCTCTGTTAAACACATTGCGACAAATGCAGCAGGTAAATGCAACACTTGCACAAACTATCCAAAACCTACAGGACAACGGGGTTGAAGCTAATTTATCGCTCAATAAAATTGAAAAAGCACAGAATACACGGCAGCGTATTTTAGACGACGCTATAATGAGGTGAGAACTTTTTGGAGAAATATTTGGGTAATTTCTTGGTTAGTCCAATATCCAGCTATACTTTAGCGTTAGCGATTTAAAGACATGATAACAAAAACTGCCCTACACTACTGATGAATAACAAAGCCTGAGGGTGTCCGTTTCAATTTATCTTCTTTCCGGTGCCATTGCCGAAGATCATTTTTTGAATCGCTAGCGGACACCTTCAGGCTATAATATTTAATGTATGATTCCAAACATTGTATCTTTTTATTACAACGGTACACCAATCGAATTTGAACTTACACCAAACTCCGTAATGGCTAATGCAACGGAAATGGCTAAACCCTTTGGTAAAAAAGCTTTGGAGTATTTAAGCAATCAGCAAACTATAGATTTTATTGAGGAGTGCTGTAAGGACGAAAACTTTTATAAAATAATGGGTTTAGATGAACCCATATCGACGCTTAAAAACGATTCTGAAGGTGGGAATTCCCACCTTCAGAAAGAGGAAAGCGACACAAAAAAAGAGATTGAAGATCGTAAAAGCTGCTTCGTGAAAGTAATTCATGGAGGCGCTCACCGGGGTACATGGATGCACCGTTATTTAGCTATTGACTTTGCAAGGTGGCTAAACCCTGCTTTCAACTTATGGGTAACTATGATAATTGACAATATCATTTTTGGCTATTTGAAAGATGTAGCTAAGAGCATGCAAAGAAGTGTTGAATTACAAGCTCAAAAGGATATGCTCGCAAAGAAATTAAAAAGTGAGAATGATATATACAAGCAGATTGCACAGTTGGAGTTAGCAGAAAAGCAAGAGGTTGCTCATAGGAATAAATTGAATAAAAGCCAGATGGATTTATTTAAAGACAATGTTCGCCATACTTATAATTCAAATTAATCGGTGCATGGTCTACACAGACCACACACCAACTATTGTCTAAACAGACAACAGTTGAAAGTTCTTTAAAATAATTCCTATGTTTGTGATGCGAAAACCAGTTTTGATAAAACCGAAATCCATTACAAAGACAGACAAGAGCATTTAAAATAAGGCAGCCGAGCCAGTTTAGGCTGGTACTCTTTTCCTACACTTCGGTGCAAGGTTGGTTTTCGCAGCGGCTGCTGATTTTTTAACTTTCAAACTTTTGTAAAATGCGAAAACCACAAAAAGAGAAAACCAATCTACCACCGGTAGAAAAACTCACCAAGTCAAAAGCAGACTGGTTCAGAGAACTCATTCAATCAACAACAGCTTACGATGAAGCTCATCGTCCGCATCCGTTACGAAGCGAAGCAATTGCACGAACGGTGCTTTGTTTTTCAGACGGTGTAATAGACGATCATTTAAAAAGCCTTGTAGAAATGCTGCTCACCTTGCACCAGGCAAGTGTAAAATGTAAGGATGAATCGCTAAGCCTAAAGTTTCTTTCGGCAAGCACAACGGTTTACGAGTTGCACGACTTTTTAAAAGAGCTGGTCGATTATCAACTGGTGCCACGAAGTGATACTCAATTTTAATAACTTTAAACCATGGAAAAAGAAGAACAGGATCCGCAAATTGTTTACCAACGTGCTGCATTTTGCAAGCAGCTCGCAGACATTGCCAAAGAAAAGAACATATCGCAGGGCGATCTTGCAGCCGGCACCGGCTTAAAGCAGGAAACCATTAGTAGAATGTTTGCCGGGAAGTTTGCGCCGAGGTTAGATAATATACTTGCCGTGTGCCAGGTGTTGGGAGTTACCCTTGAGTTGTCCTTCAAACTTGAAAAACTGGAAATGTAAGCACACCAGGAGATTCTGAAATAAATTCAGAATGATGGTTTAAGTTATAGAGCCTCGCAGATCTGCGGGGCTTTTTCATTCCACAAGCAGATTGCTTCGTTCCTCGCAATGACGGTGGTCGTTCGTCCATCGTCGTTCGTCAATTTCCGTGCTCCATTGTCCTTTCACACCTCACCATCTTGTGGCATTTTTGAATTGTGCAACGGGAAACTATTACACTCAAGGAAGTTCTTGCCTTCATGGATACCGGAGCTCCATTTGCCATTGCCTTTGTTACAGCTGATAAGAAAAGGAAAAAAGGCGGTGAATGGATTGAGGTTGACAACTGCAGCAAACATGAGTTTGTAACCAGCAGGGAAAAAGCCAGGATGGAAAAGGCACAGCCAACAACCGAGTGGAGTAGAAATCCCAATCATTTTCAGAACAGTACCCGCAACCTCATGTTGCAAAACAGCCTGATCCGAAAGGTGCACATCCGGCTCTTGAGGCGCTTTAACGGAAAAACAATTTTATAAATGGGATTAGAAATTCATGGTGACGTTGCTTTCAGTACACGTAATTCAGCGTTCATTGTAGCAATGGGCTTGGATGATTATGGTCCGGAGATCCAGAAGCCATCATCAGCTCCCGTTAAGAATAACGATTTTGAGCAAACGCTTTGGAGCCCGTGGGGTAAGAATAACATGATGCCAAAGTACATCGCTGATGATGTAGAAAACTGCGGTGTTCTTGCAGCTGGTTTAGATGCTAAAGCAAGGATAGCAACAGGCAAAGGTCCCCAACCCTTTTTACTCGATAACATTACCAGTGATGGTAAAGAAGAACTTAACCATGTAAGTGATTCGGAGATCAATAACTGGTTCGAGATGAACGACGGTTTTGAACATTCTTATCATAGCACATATGATCATCTTACGTATGGATTGAATGGAGGAAGCTTTGTGTTAAATCGGGGTTGTAAGAAAATCTACAGGCTTGCAAGGCACGATGCCTATGAAATACGAATAGAGAAGAGATCCAAGCAAACAAAAAAATCTGAAAACATCTACTTGTCGGCTTCATGGGAAAATGCACTTGCCACGTATGATAAAGAGCTGCAGGCACGTATTGCTTTGCTGGAAGAAGGCAACGAATACAACGACCTGGTTGAAAGAATTAAATCAAATAAAAAGCAGCTAGAATATGCTTTTTTAAGCCGCACTCTACGTAATGGCCGGCAGTACTACCCAATGCCAACCTACAGAAGCAACCGGGCTTGGATAAAGATTGCAAGATCTGTTCCTGCACTGAAGATTGCCTTGTTTAAAAATTCCATCACCATAAAGTACATGGTAACTATTCATCCAAAGTTTTGGGAGAGTAAATACGGGCAGGTTAAATGGACGGCTTACACAGTTGAACAGAAGCAAAAGAGGATGGATGAATATTACCTCAAGCTTGATAATTGGCTTGCAGGTGAAGACAATGGCTACAAGAGCATTTTCACCGGCGGCTTTAGTGATCCAAGTAGTGGAGAATGGGTGCCACATATTAAAATAGAAGCAGTTGATGATAAGATAAAAGATGGTAAGTACCTGCCGGAAAGTGGAGCTGCAAACTATGAAACACTTTTTTCATTAATGATCAATCCCGCTTTGATTGGTGCAGGTAGTTCGGGTGATAAGGCTTACGGCGACACAAGTGCAGGAAGCAATGTAAGAGAAAGCTTCCTGATACAGCTGATGATCACCGAGCCGGACAGGAGAAGAAATACAGCCATCTACAATGTTGTAAAAAGATTTAATGGGTGGAACAGGCTTGAAACACCAAAACTCATTACGAGCGGCACTGGTCCAACAGCAACATCAAGAACGGTAACGCCTCGCCTGGTGTTCAGATATCCATCAGGATTATTAACCACACTCGACACCGGTAAGAGTACAAAACCCGAAAACCTGTAATGCCTCTTATCAACTCCACCGATATTGTTACGCTTCGCAAGTATGTACGGATGAGCCATACAGCGACCGCTGTTAAGAGCATGCCCGATCTTGATGCAGCTGAAAGAAAATTCCTCATTCCTATTTTAACGGAAGAAGTATTTGATGAACTGCAGGAGCATGTAACGAACAATACACTTCCGGATGAGTGGAAGAAGCTATTGAATTTTTGCAGAGCTGCAGTTGCTCCATTGGCAGTATGGTTAGATCTTCCTTTTATACAGTCAGACCTAAGTGATGGTGGATTGAAGAGTGACGACAATGCTGCTCACCAGTGGGAGTACAGAGAGATTGAAAAAGCCCTGGTGAATAAGGGCATGGCTGCACTCGAAGATCTTATTGAGCATCTTTTAAAACATGGTGATGATTATAGTTGGGTGAACGAAAAAACCAAAGAGAGTTTCTTTAGAACCGGTACAGATATGTCACCACGTTATGTATGGCTTTCTCAGCCAAACCTCACATTCCAGCAACTAATCCCGCTAATGCGCGAGGTGGAAGATCATTTTATAAAGCCGGTTATTGGTCTTGAATTCTTCGAAGAATTGCGGGATAAAGAAGAGCCAAATAAAGAAGAGGAAGTTGCCATTGAGTTGATCAAAAAAGCTATTGCCCAGTACACAGTTGTTAGAGCAGTGGAGCGCATGCCGGTGAAGATCACTCCTTTTGGTTTAATGGCAACGCTTCAGAATAATACTGAAGCAAGCAATGTAGAGAAGCCTGCAGACAAAGGGCAGCTAGATACATTCAGAGCCTCCGCGCAAAGGGAAGCGGATTCTTATTTTCTGCAGCTCACCACATTCCTGAACACGAACGCCAGTACAACAATTTTTCTAACATACTATTCCGGTGTGTATTATAAGGCACCCGTAACCGAAGAACCTGTCGATCCATACTCTGAATTGACAGGAGTATTTCCTATGTAAAACACAACACCTATGGAACAGCAAATTGCAAAAATGCGTAATGAATTTGACGAGATGCGACAGGATGTAAAAGAGATAAAAGACTTCCTGAAAGGTAATCAATACACAAAAGGCAATAGCCTAGTAGATGAAATGCACGATCACGAAACCCGTATAACGATAATTGAGAAGAAAATGACGAAATACACCAATATAATTATTGGGTTATCCCTTGGATGTGGCGCATCGATACCAGGTATGTTTAAAGTGATTTATGCTTTTATAACAGCAGGAAAATAAATTTTATGATATACCTCATTATGGTTGGTTTTCTCGGAGTTGTAGCTCATACACTTTCGAAGATTATAAGTTTCAAAAAAGACTTTGAAATAGCTAATGAGCAATTCGTTCTAAGAAAGTATTTCAAGGATGACTGGCCTGCGGTATTGCTATCTATGGTCATTGTTTTAGCAGTGGCACTGTTTAAAGAAGAGGTGCTAAACTATAAGCCGGCAGTCTCGAGCTACATCAAAATAATATTTTTTGCGATCGGTGCTTTAGGCTCCTGGTTGTTCAACCTTTTACTTGGTAAAACGAAGAAGCATATAAGAGGGATCATCGACGAAAAGACCGACATCGCCGATAAAAAAACAGATACATAAAACAAATCCTCACCTCAAAATAAACAGCATGAAAAAATTACTGGCAGCACTTGGACAGAAGATCTCACAGTTCGTAATGAACATACTTGTGAAGAAGCCAACAGTGGAAGAGATATCCAAAACAAGCGTTATCGTTCTTGATAAGATCAGGAGCATCGTGTATTCCAATACAGTAAAAGATGTTACTGAAGCCTTTCCGGGTGATTGGGATAATAAGCTGGTAGAGCAGGCAAAGAGTGTACTTGAAAGAGCAGCAAACTTTCACGCTTGTGCACACCAGCCCGACCTCATTAGTAAGCTGCGTTGCTACTTTGATGCCATCAGTTTAAAAGAAGAAGCAGAGAGAGCCCTGGCATGGCACGGACTAGCCGCACTTATTGGCAATGTAGCAGCTGACGGCAAACTCACTATTTCTGATTTATTTATTGGAGTTGAGTGGGCATTTAGAGAGTTGTTTCCAAAGAAGGTTAAAGCATAATCTAACCCCTTAAACAATATTATGTCAACAACAACTACAAGAACCGGCAACGGTCAGCTAACAAAGAACTTTCACATTAGTGAATTTAAGTGCAAAGACGGAACGCATGTGCCGGCGGAATTAATTCCGAACACGCAACTACTTGCTGATAACCTACAGGTATTAAGGGACGATCTGAACACCAACAGACCTGCAGCAGCACCAAAGGGTGTAGAGATCGGCATAAGCGTTAATTCAGGCTACAGGACACCAGAGTACAATAAAAAAGTAGGCGGCAAGAAAAACTCTTATCACCCAAAAGCAATGGCAGGAGATCTTACCTGCAAATGGGAAACTCCGAGGCAGTTAGCTGCAAGAATCGAGCGACTGATTAAAGAGAAGAAGATGAAGCAAGGCGGCATCGGCATCTATCCAGGCTTCACCCATTATGATCCTCGTGGCGTAAAAGCAAGATGGTAACGGTTAAAAATTATGGACAACATCATTACATATGACTTCGGTAAATACCTGTTAGAGTTTAACAGGGAAACAGGTAAGACAGTTACCCGCTATTCTCATGGTCCGTGGAGTGGTTGCCTGCCTGTTCCTGATGATGCTTTCCATGCTGAGAAGCTTGGCATAACAGCGAAGCAACACAGGCTGGAGCATGAGCTTTGTCATCACCTGGTAGGACAATCATTTTACAAAACGATCGGATCACCGGTGATTTGGAATGATGCGCATCATTACGAGCAGAAACATCCAGACGCAATGCTCGAGGAATGGATGGTTACAGCCTTTCAGTACAGCATACATGAGAAGCCAGCAGATGCAGGTGCATTTGTAGATATGGAGAAAGCAGGTATTGATGTTTGTAAACTGCAAAAAATTGCTACCTGGTTACTCGAAGCGCCGGAACACATTTCCTTAATAAAACTCAATTTCTAAAAGGATGACTACAGAAGAACTGGAAGCGGGTAAAGTGTTGAATGGAGCGATCAACTATTACACAGCAATACTTGCTGATCTTGCTGATGATGCAAAAAAAGAAGCGGCTTTATATGCTTTGCTTTCTTCGGGGAATCCGGAAGTTGCTGCAGGTGGTGATAGCGCTTACATAGCGGGCTTACGCAATGGAGTTATCACTGATATTATAGCAGAGATCTCTGCAAGAAAAACAACAAAGGAAACTGAATTCGCCGCACTTGCAACCGAGCCTGTAGGATGATAACAATCGAATACAGCAATGGTCGTAAAAACGCTGAGGTAGTAATGCCGGAAGAGTTTAACGACCTCACCGGTGATCAGCTGATAAAGCTTGCATCGCTAAAGATGACCGGAGCACCTAAAGATGTTGCAGAGCTGAAGGCGCTCAGGATCCTGCTTAATATTTCGGAGTATGCATTTTTTAAGATATCGAACGACATCAAATACCGGATGCTGCAGTTTGCAGAATGGGTTTGGAAAGAAAACACACTGACCAAGCAAGTGCTTCCGGAGTGCTATGGTTTTTACGGGTTTAAAGGTGAGTTTGATAACCTGACGTTAGGGGAGTTTCATTTTAGCGAGATCTATTATAACCAGTTGGTGAACGGCGAAACTGAAGAAGAGAAGGAAGAAGGTTTGAATAACCTGGTTGCCACATTGTATAGAAAGCCAAAGGAAGATTACGACACGGAGTTAGATTCTGAAGGAGACATAAGAATACCATTCAACAGCAACGAAACGGCTTACTATGCTCAAACGATACAGTTTTGGCCGCCGAGTGTAAAGCTTGCTATTGTTTACATCTACGATGGCTGCCGGCAGCATTTAATAAACCTGTACGACAAGGTATTTAAAGGCAGTGGTGGAGATGAAAACAACGATGGCATGTTCGGTATCATCAGAGGTTTAAGTGGTGATAAGTATGGAGAATTTGACAAGGTAGAAAGGCTGAATATTCACACTGCATTGTTAGAGATCGAATACCAGATAAAGGAAGCTGAAGAGTTGGAAAAAGCAAACAAGTAACCTATGTACGATTATCATTTTGATAAAGAAGAAAGGGAAATATTTAAGCAGTGGGTAACGGAGATCCGCATGAAGTATGGAGCGTTTCAACATTTTCAGAGCGTTCATCTACAATTATCATTTATCGAAAATCTTAACTAATGGGATTTTACAAAAACAGGGAGCAATACAACAGTGACTTTTGCAGAACACATCACCTGGTTAAGCATAAGCACCCGAATAGTATCGAGGATCCTACACCTCGGGAAAGTTTCTTCCGCATTAATGATGAGGAAGAAATGCTTACGGCTCACAAAAACTGGTCGCACGATCCATGTGTTGTAATGGTTGGTCTCTCCGGAGGATTGATCAACAAGGGTGGAAGCATAAGACAGGGCACCAGTAATATCCTAATGTTCCTTTCTAAACTCAAGCTGGATCCAGAGAATCCAATTAAAGCAACAGCAATAACAGAAGCTTACGATATCACTTTTGAGGTGATGAGGGATTATGTAAGCAAAGCACTAAATGACACTGTAGAGAACGATGGTTGCGGCACATTTAAGAACCTCGAGCCGTCACGATTTAAGTGGGAGCAAACAGGACCTATCGGTGATGAGTTCTATGGTTGGATACTTGAATATGCTGATGAGCTTGGAAGAAGTATAATCCAATTTAATCCTGATCACTTTATTGAACCTGCATAACTATGGCAACTGTAATTACTGAGAGACCACACAAATACAGCTTTAGCGAGAATGAGATTCGCTACAAGTTTTCTGTTAGTGATCCGGCAACGGTAGGTGCTGCAGTGGAGGTTCAGATCTATACGCATGCCGTTACAGATTTTGGCTTAGGTGCATTACTCGTTTCGTTTACTCTTTCTCCAAACAATGACGGTAGTATTTATTGCCATATAGCACCTTTCCTGAAAAGCATACTTGCACCATCAATCCCACTTCCTGCAGGCGATACTTTTCAATCTGCATCGAGCCAGGTTAAAGTGTTTTATATAAAGTACCGGCAGATCACCGAAGCTACACCTGACCCTGAGTGGATCACTGACCTTGCTAACAAGTTTTGTGTATTGATGGGTGGTGTAGAAAAGATGAAGTTTAAGAGGAACAACTTTTTTGCATCATACATTCCTGCAAACAAACCATTCTTAACCTGGAGACCACTGAAGCAGCAAGTTGCACTGGGCCAGCCTGTTTTTCTTACGTGCCTGGTTACAAGTGCAACGAACAGTATTACTGCTAAGTATAAAGTCTATTATACTGATGGCACCACTACTGACGGGTTTATCCAACACGATATATACGTTGCGACAAACATCCTCTTCCATATTAATGCAACCATAACTAATTTAAACTTTATTGCGTTGGATGCCGCAAAGCGGATTCATTATTATGAGGTATGGGTGGTTGATGATAACAGTGTTATAATTACTTCAAAAATGCGCTTTTACATAGATCATCGCCCTGCATATAAAAAAAAGTACCACGATTTTATCTTTATGAACAGCCTTGGAGGATTTGATCCGCTGCGTGTTAAGGGAGATATCACTCACAGCGTTGAAATTGGCAGCGGAGAAGTAGTAGAGCATATTCTATTTGATGATAATTACAACGATGTCATTCCTCAGCCTCAATACAGCAATGTAGGCGGGTCTAAAACCGATATATATAAAAGTGATGCAGGATGGCAGGCTACACGATACCTGCAGGAAACATTAGTTGAAATGTTGCTTAACCGGTCGGACCGCCCAATGCTTGAGCTAATCGATGGAAGATGGATTGGGGTTCGCAATATTAAAAAGACTCAGGAACTGAATAGTAGCAGTGATACAACATGGAGCTTTCCTGTTGAGTGGACATATGCTTATGATGACACAGTGTTTACTCCAAAAGAAAAAATGCTAGGTGCCGGCACTCCGGGTTAATAACATTCTATGATCGGTATAAAAGTTAATGGTCGCTTTTTAGATATAAAGCCCGGTCTTACAGCTGAGACAGAAAGGATTAGTCCTTTTTTTGCATTGAGCGAAAGCATAGGAGAATATACCACACCACTTACTTTTAAATACACCGAGAATAACGCTATTGCTCTTGGTCTTGTGTACCAATACTACAGCAAGCGCCAGAAGCTTAGAGTTGAAGCCGAGCTATACGACGGTAATGTATTTGAATGTAAATGCCTGTTGGTTATTGAAACCGGTAAGATGAACCTTAACCGGATCGGCGATTCTGAAATGAACGGGTATGCCCTGTTTGGTGTAAGCCAGTTTTACCAGCTATACAAAGGAAAGTTTCTACACGACCTGAAGCTAGGTGGTGTTCGCACTTTCAATTACACGACTCAAAATGTAAGCGATGGCAGTAACGGTTACTGGCAACACTTCCATCAAACATGGACGAACGAGAATATCCCTTATGTGTTTCAACCAACCAGGAACGACCGTTATTATGGTGAGGACAATGATGTAGACTGGATGAATAAAATGGGCGATGGCGGAACGCTACTGTTTGATTTTCGTTTTCCCCTTGTACCTTTTGTAAGGTTGAAATATTTACTTGAGTGCATATTTGCCGAGGTTGGCTTTACAGTTGATTTTACAGGATTGAATGACGAGGTATGGAAGAAGATCATCTTGTATAACCTTACAAGGATCGATTGGACAACCGTAGCTTTTAATGTTGCACAGAATGATGTGGTGCGATCGCCAAAAGCAACGATACAGATAGACCTGAGTAAGCACGTACCACAGGACGTATCTATATCAGGATTCCTGATCGCTTTGTTCGGTCGGTTTGGTTGGGCACCGGTGTTTGACATTATAAAAAAGAAATGCAGGTTTGTTGCAGGAAAACAATTAGGCAGGGGCACCCGCAAAGATTGGACACAGTATGCAGAGCCGGTAATTGACAGTGATTTTAACGAGGACCCGAAGATCTTCGGGTTTAAGAATGAAATCGACAGCAACGACAGCTTCCCGGAGAAGGGAGATTTCACCAATGCAAAGTTCAGATCACAGGTAGATGCATTCCAAAACCTCACAGCCCCTACGCCCGAAATGGATGGTCGCATTGTATATGCTTACCTCGAAAACCGGTACTACCAGGTGAAGGAGGATGAAGCAACATCAACGTTCAAATGGGTGCCTTTTAGTGAGAATATATTTGATTACGAACCTGCAAACGCAAATGAGATCATCAGTACAAGCATAAGCACAATTCCTACCTACTATACGCTTTACAGGCATTCGGTTATTGCTAATAAGGACTACTACGGGTTCTTTCCCGTAGTGCAGCAGGAGCACAATACTAAGGCAGGCTTGAGGTTTTTACTGTATCATGGAATGGTTGCGGAAAGGGAGATCGATTATATAACGCTGGGAGGATCCAACTACCCACATGCATCTAACAACAGGCTCTCTCTGGGACCCACACCAACAGCGTGGAGTAATACTTATTCGCACATTCAAATAGTTAATGGCGTACCTGTGGATTACGGGATTATTCCTTACTGGTGGAAATGGTTTTTAAATATCCTGCAATCAGGAGAAGAAAACAAAGTGAGGATAAGGCTACCGTTGCATGAGCTGATCAGCTTTGCCTGGGATGATGAGATATTAATTCAAAATATTTCTTACCTGGTGAAGTCGTTTGTTAAGCCAATGCCGTACAGGGGTTTTGTAGAGGCTACTTTGAAAAGACTTGATAAAAAGGTTGTGGTCATGCCGGCAGGATCAGGCACAGGTAACTTGCCGGTGGCGAACGTCATCTATGCTAAGCTTATCGTTCATAATATTGTCATCAAGTTCAATCAGGGTGCCGCAAAGATCCGTCATTGCGATGTTAAGATATACCTGTATAGCGATGCAGCCGGCACAATACCATATACACCTGCCCAACCTCTATACGTGTACGTGAGAAGAACAGAGAACAGGAACAATAGCTTTTATGGAGAAATGCAGGACTATTATGGCGTAACTGCAGCAAGCCAGGATATCTTAAAGAATGTTTCTTACAACTGGGAGGGCATGACTTCACCATCGGCAACCGGGCAGATCGTTTACTCGTTGGATCCTAGTGGTGCGAATGATTATGTGGTGATATAAAACTTTGGGTGCTTTTTCGTTAAATTGAGTAAAATTACTCAAGCATGAAAGGTCTCTTTTTTTTGATAGCAGCTTTAATAAGCGTTTCTTCATTTTCACAAACCGAATTGCCAAAAGATGAAGCAGGCAAGGTTACATTCTCTGATGTTGTCACAGTTGACAGTGCAAGTGCAAGCCAGTTATACTCGAGAGCACAGTTATCAATTGCATCTCTGTTTAAAAGCGCAAAGGACGTTATACAACTTAAAGATGATGCAGCTAAACAAATAGTAGCAAAAGGAATTTTCGAGAACTATGGCTACATGAGGTTTAGCATCACCCTGCAATGCAAAGATGGACGGTACAAATACATCTTAACTGATTTTGTACACGAAAGTGATCCACGATATAAATATTCTACCTCTGGTGGTAACATTGAAAACGAAAAACCAGCAGCCGGCACTTTCCTTTTTTCAATGGCAGCCTGGAGGAAGGTTAAAGAGAAAACCAAAAAAGAAGTTGATGCCATTATAGCGAGGATCAAGAAAGATATGCTGTCTGCGACAGCAAGCAACTCTGATAATTGGTAGCTATTTTGTACTTCGCTGCCTTCGCATATCTTTGAAGTCCCTACATCATTTATTATTTACGAGCTCTTGTATGCCCACAACCTTTATGGGGTTGGGGTAATTCCGGCATACGCTATGGAGTTCGTCAGAAATGATGTAGGGACCTCAACCTCTATTTATGCCTACAGATCCAGAAAAGAAGGACCCGTTTGATGAAATGCTTAAGCAGCAACGGGAAACAGCCCTCAAAGCCCTAACAATGGTGATTGAAAAGTACTCACCTGCAGAAACCAAAGAAGTAGCTACAACTTTTTTCAGTACAAATGATATCTGTGATTCCATTGCCGAGCACACAGGTGTAATCCTTCATCCTTCAGAAATTTTTGAGATGATGCAGAACATGAATTATAAGTTTGAAGCTTTTGGTGAGCTGGAGCTTAAATGGATGCTGAAGAAGGATTAAAAACAACGCTCCATTGTCCTTTACTTCCTATTACCACTCCAATACCTTCATGTTCTAATTATTCATCACCAAAAAATGAACAACATGAAAAAAATCGTCGCGCTATTTATCATAGCGTCTATTTCATTTGCATCGGTCAGTGCCAGTCCGCCATCGATACAAGAAAAAGCAAAATTTGAATCGGTAAATGATTTTTCTATGCAGAACATTGTTATTCTGGTTGCAGAACCAGCGTACCTCGGAAGAGCAATCGTATTCAGCCTGATGCAACAGGAGGATGTTATCCTTGTTGATGTTTCTGACGTTAAACATCCGGACCCAACTGCTATCCAGGAAATAGCTCTTCAAAATGAAAAACGAAGGCAGAGCTTGCTGGTCAGCGTAGGAGATTTACAACGCAATCTCTTAACAGATCCCGATGAACGACAGCTATATCCGAAACCGATAAATACCGCAGTAACAACTTATAAAGGGTTTAACCAGCTGCCTCCATTGCGAATTAGGTCGGCTATATAACCGAACTCCATTGTCCTTTGATGTCCGCCGATGCGCGGACATCTTTGTTTTATGCAAATCATCGTGAACTGGCTTAAGGGTTCCCGGAACTTCCAAATAGGTGCAACACTTTATAAAACGTTTGGCACAAACCAAGCATTAAAAAACCTGCTCGAGAAGGGAGAAACAAAGTTTTGCAAAGATCTTCTTGTAGAAGAGCTCCAAAGCTTGCTTGAACGGGAAGAGCCTGTGGAGCTTCCGGAAGATCCTGATCCGGATGAGACAAGGGTAATGCCTGACAGCCCTGATGATATACTTCAGGCGATAAAGAATGAGTGGACACCGCTTTACCAGCGCATGAATTACTTGAGGCATGCACTTGATAAGGATTTCGATGACATGAACAGCGAAGCAGCTATAGCTTATAGAAAGCCGATAGCCTTTGAAATATTGGAACTGGAACAGCAATGTGAGCACATTTGGGCAAAGCGAAAGTATTACCTGAAGGAAGGGAAGCTTCCGGATGTAAAAGAAAACAAACTTGAAGTTCCCGAGGATCCTGTGCAGTTGGCAAACCTCATCAACAATACAAAGAAGAATATCCGACGCAACCGGAAACTGATGAATGAAAATCCTGATATGCCAAAGTATACTCAGCTGTACATCTCTTACAAAACATTTTACAAACTAATAACCGGCGATGACTACCAGGAGAAGGATTGATTTTAATAAATACGAAAAGCCGAAAGAAGAAATGGTCGGCGGCGGCGCCATCACCGGAGATCTTACTTCTGTAATGAGTTTGCACTTGAATGACGTAATGGAGAAGGTGAAACAGGGGCAGAATGTTATTTGGGTTAGCGACGGTCTCTGGAGCATGCACCAGCTGCTAATGTCGATGCTCGACGTAACAGGACCTGCAATAGTTCACATAAGCAGCTACGCAATGGGAGAAACACCGGTGCGATACATAGTTCAACTGAAAGAAGCAGGATTGATAACTGAATTGTATTGTGTTCTCGATAACAGGGTTGATACCCGGAGTGCCGGCAGCCTGCAGGTGATCATGTCGATCAGTGATGAATATTCCTTGATAGATACACATGCAAAGGTTACGGTAGTTCAGAATGATCACTGGAATCTTACGGTAGTCGGTAGTGCTAATTACACCGAGAACAAACGTTACGAAGCAGGAATAATAATGACGACAACAGCTGCAGCTGATCAACAGGTTAAATGGATAAAAAAAGCTTTGAAAGATGGAGTTAAATGAAACAGTACTTGAAGAGATAGTACGCCTGGCAGCGTGTGCCTTTCACCCAAAGGAAGTTGCCTTTGTTTTAGGGATTAAACCTTCAGAAATGATGGCACAAATGATGAATGAAGACAGCGATGTATCGATAGCTTATTTCAAAGGTTTATATACAAGTGAGATGAGCATTAGAGAAAGCAACAATACACTTGCAAGGAACGGAAGCAGCCCTGCAATCACAACAGCAAATAAAATATTCGATGAAAACAGACTTAAGCTTATCCAATCCGGCATATCGCCAGTTGATGAAGCATGAGAAGCTTGACAACAACAGGGAGATAATAAAAGAGTACCTGGTAGCCGGTGGTGCAGGTATTGAACTTAGTGACAAGCAAAAAGAACTCCTCACCAGGTGGGAAATTGCAGATGAGAAGATCCGCGAGAACATGGGTAAACTTACCCGTAGTGAGATAGCCGATATCATAAAAAATACCTGTAACGTTTCGCTGTGTACTGCTAAATCTGATATGGTTAATGCAGAGTACGTTTTCTCTAGCAGTAACCCTTTAAACAAAGCGCATCGTATATCCATGCGCATTGAGTTTTTGGAAAAACAAAGCCGTCTTGCCTCCATTGCAAAAGATTATAAAGCTGTAGGGATGATCGAACGCAGCATCGAGAAGTACATCCAGCAATACCCTGAGCTTACACCGGTTGAAACTCCAAAAACACTCATCTTCAATTTCGATGTTGATCAAATAAAAGACTTGCTCATGCCTATCGATCAGGCGATGCTTATCGGTGACATGGCAATAAAAAAGAAAGAAGAAGAGATCGGTGAATACTTAGATTTCGAAGAAGAAAAAGGAGGCACAGATGAGCAGTAGAGAGACATTCTTCAATCGGAGCCAGTCCATCATTCACCTCGTTAATGCAAACCATACACATAGTTTATGGCCAAGGGCAGAGGGTAAAACATCTGGTGGATCCGGAAGAAGATTAATTCATTTGAGTCAGGTGATGCCACGAAGCCAGTGCATAATCTATACTGACACTTTTAAACGATCAGAAGAAACGCTTATTCCTGGTATGATGAGCTTCATCAGCGAAGAGATGGGGCTGATAGAAGAACGAGACTTTGTAAGATTTAAAAAGCCACCAAGTCACTGGGTTAAGCCTTTGATAAGACCGGATAAATATGATAGAGTCGTAACCTTCGCTACAGGCTTTACCGTTTGCTGTGGAGCTGCCAACGAAGATGGATCTGTGAACGGATTCAGCGGGCAATCAGCTATCATCGAGGAAACTAAATACGTAGACCGGTTGCGTATCAAAAGCCAGCTTTATAAAGCGCTAAGGGGTAGTTATAAGTACTTTGGTCATCTTCCGGAATATAGGAGCGTGTGGAGCTTTTCAGATAAGTATCAAGGCGATATTAGTTGGTTGGTTAAACTGAGAGATAAGCAGGACCTTACAGTTATAAATGCAGTTATTACTATGCAGCTTGAGGTGCTGAGGTTGCAAAAAGAAATGCAACAATACAAATCAACAGCAACTGAATACGTTTACAAGAAAAGAATACTGGAGCTCGAGGGAAAACTTACCGCAATTAGAAAGGAGTTGGTCTATGTAAGTGATGCAAAGCCGTTTGCAAACAAAAAATTCTTAGGTGAGAAGTATTATCGTGATGCCAAAAGAGATTGCGATACAATATTCGAATATAATGTTGCCATCCTCAACCACGATCCTGATCAGGTAGAGAATACTTTCTATCCAGGACTATCCAGAGAGCGACACTTCCACAAGATAATGGAGGACACCAACGATACGCATGCGCTCATCGTTGCAATGGATTACCAGTGGCGTATTACACCAATGGCAATTGCACAGTATGGTACATTACCAGGCAGAGCTAAAGAGACATTGAACTTTGTCAATGCCATACACACCCTGCATCCTGATGGTGGTATAAAAGCAACAGTGAAAGCGTTTTGCGAATTCTATATTAACCGAGAGCCTAAGATTGTAGTCTTTGTATATGATCACACTGCAGTAGCCCGCCGATCGGACGGACCATGTTACAAGGATACCGCTATTGAAGAGTGGGTAGCGAATGGTTGGATAGTGATTGATGTACATTCAGGAACCGCGCCAAAGCACAACATCAAGCATGAAGAGATAAAAGATATGATGATAGCAGATGAGGTTACATTCAACCAGGAGAGAGCAGCTCCTTTGTTAACGAGTATCAAACATGCAGGAGCAATAACATCGGGTGGTGTTACTAAGAAAGACAAGAGCCAGGAGAAAGTGTTAAGTAACGATCCAATAGAACAAACAGATTATAGTGATGCAGGAGATATGATAATGTGGGCAAAGAAGATTGAAGTAATATCAGAAGCAGATAGCAGACTAAATGTATAACGTAGTAGTCCTGGAAGGCGTTACCTCCGGTCGTGCTTTACGCTTGTATCTCTATCGAGGATACCACTGCAATCACTAACGCATACAAATACAGTCAATCTCCATTCCCTCACTAACGTTCGCTCATTACAACCGACACTATTTGTAATCAATACATT